AAAGCTATCCCCTTTCATTCGTCAATTAGAATTAAGCTTGGTGCCGGACAACAGATTAAAGACGGTGATGATGTAATTGGAATTCAAGTTTGGGCAAAAACTGTTAAAAATAAAGTGGCACCGCCTTTTAGAAAAGTTAATTTCCAAATTCATTTTGGTAAAGGTATTGTTGAACATGAAGAGATGTTTGACTTGTTAAGAAAACATGGTATTGCTTACGATGATGACGAAGCTAAGCGATCATACCTAGTGTCAGGAGTGGGTGGTTGGAAGTCTATAGAACTATTTGATGAAAACGGTACAGTAATCGATTCTAAAAAGTTTAGAAAAACTGAATTTAATGAAATCATAGAAGATGACTTCTGGGGCCCAATTGTTGATATTATACTAAAAGATGCAATGGTAAAGAAAATGGGTACTTCAGCAGGCGTAGACATTGATACAGAATCATATGAAGAGATGAAGGCACTCGCAGACGAACTGGATATGTAATGGTAAAAAATAGAGTATTGATATTTGACGCATTAAATGTATTTATGCGTCATTATATTGCACACCCAGCAATGTCTGACAATGGTGAACAGATTGGGGGTATTGTTGGTTTTTACTACAATGTAGTTAATATGATTGAAAAGTGTAATCCTGAAAGTGTTGTTGTTGTTTGGGAAGGCGGCGGTTCTAAAAGAAAACGTGATCTATACCCGGATTATAAAAAAGGAAAGCGACCGCCTAAGATGAATCGATACTATGATAAAGAAGAGATGCCTGATTCATTAGAGAATAGAAACTTTCAAATGAGTACGCTTATTGGTATTTTATCTAATTTACCAGTTTGTCAAATTTACGTAGAGGGCGCTGAGGCAGATGATGCAATAGGTTATATGTGCAAATATAAACTTAAAGATAAAAATAAAATAATAGTTTCTGGTGACCATGATTTTTATCAACTGATTGATGAGGATTGCATTATATACTCTCCTAACTCAAAATCATTTGTTAATACAGCTAAGGTTATCGAGAAGTATGGTGTACATCCTCATAACTTTTGTTTAGCAAAATCAATTGTTGGCGACAAGTCTGACAATATTCCGGGTGTGCAAGGTGTTGGATACAAAAAACTATCTAAAGAATTTTCTGAATTGTTATTAAAAGAAGATTTCCAAAACAACACATCACAATTGTTTATTGATAACGACGTTAAACACCAAGAACATCCAAAGAAAAAGATATATAAATCTATTAAAGACAGCGAAAAGTTAATTGAGCGTAACATTAGATTGGTTAGATTGGACGTTGATAACTTAGTACATGACCAAACAAAAAGAATTGATTATAATATTGAAAATTTTAATCCTGCATGGAATAATATCAAAGCAATTAAACACTTAAATGAAAACAATATAAAGAATATTGATTTTTTAAGACACAGTTATTTATTAAGAACCTTAACTAAAGGAAAATTATGGTGATGGAAAATCCAAACTACTTTTCAAAATATGGCAAAGACTTCCAAGAAAAAATATTTCAAGCATTGTTAAAAGATCACAATTGGTCTGCTCAAATGATTGAGATTATGCAATATGATTATTTTGAATTAAAATACTTACAATTTTTATGTGACAGGTTCTTTAGCTTTTATACAGAATATCGTAACTTCCCAACATTACAATTACTGGTATCAATGATTAAGGATGAGTTGACAGCAGGGGATGATATCATATTGCGTGAGCAAGTTATAGAGTATCTTACAAGAATGAAATCATCACCAAACTTAGGAGACTTAAAGTTTGTTAAAGCCAAGACACTCGATTTTTGCAAAAAACAAGCACTTCAACAAGCACTAGAGGAAAGTGTTAAAGCAATTAAGCAGGAAAACTATGAATCTGTTTTAAATATTATGAAAGCAGCTGTTTCCAAAGGGTCATCATCAACAATTGGTCATAATTTCTTCGAAGATCATGAAGCACGTTTTCAGTTAGTAGATAGAGCAACATGTGCTACAGGTATCAAGCATCTAGATCAAAAAGATGTATTAAATGGTGGACTAGGTAGAGGCGAAATAGGTGTAGTTGTTGCTAATACTGGTGTTGGAAAATCACACTATCTAGTTTCTATGGGTGCTGAGGCAATACGTCGTGGAAAAAATGTTGTGCACTACACTTTTGAGTTAACTGAGACAGCAGTTGGTATAAGATACGATAGTAATTTATGCAATATTCCATCTAACGACGTCATTGAAAATAAGAAAATAGTTTTAAAAACTTATGAGGAAAATGACTTTGGTACATTGATAATTAAACAATACCCGACAGGTGCCGCAAGCATCATAACGATTAGAAATCATTTAGAAAAACTTGAAATGAAAGATATAAAACCCCACTTACTAGTTATCGATTATGCAGACATTATGCGTTCTACACGCACTTACGATTCACTTAGACATGAACTTAAATTAGTATATGAAGAAATTAGGAACCTCGCAATGGAATTAAACATACCCGTTTGGACAGCTTCGCAGGCAAATCGTGATTCAGCAAAATCAGAAATTGTTGGTTTAGAAAATATGTCAGAAGCATATGGAAAAGCGATGGTTGCAGATGTTGTTGTATCATTATCGAGAAAGCCGATGGAAAAAGCAACAGGTGCAGGTCGCCTCTTTGTGGCTAAAAATCGTGCAGGGCGTGATGGATTAATGTTTCCAATTAGAATTGATTGTGCAATGTCAAAAATTGAAGTGCTAGATGATGTAAGTGAAATGTCAATCGTAGACGCAATTGAACGGGATAACGCAGGAACAAAAAATATGTTAAAATCCAAATGGAAAGAAATTACAGGAAACAAATAAGGAGAATGAATGTATACATACGATGAGGTTTTAAAAGCCAGTCTAGATTATTTTGATGGTGATGAATTAGCATCAAGTGTTTTTGCAGGTAAATACGCGTTGCAAGATACCGAAGGTAATTATTTAGAGTTAACGCCAGATGATATGCATCAAAGATTAGCATCTGAATTTGCCGGGATTGAAGCAAAATACGACAATTCAATGTGTTATAAAGAAATATACAACTTATTTAAAGACTTTAAGTATGTAATACCTCAAGGCTCACCAATGAGTGGCATTGGCAATGAAGCAAAAATTCAATCTTTGTCTAACTGTTTTGTTATTGAAGCACCAGCTGACTCATATGCAGGAATTCTTAAGACAGACCAGGAACAAGTCCAAATTATGAAAAGACGTGGCGGGGTAGGGTTTGATATATCAACTATTCGTCCAAAAGGTATGATCACATCAAATGCTGCAAAGACAACCGACGGTATTGAAGTATTCCTTGATAGATTTAGCAATAGTTGCAGAGAGGTAGCACAAGGCGGCAGACGTGGTGCTTTAATGCTGTCAGTGTCTGTTCATCATCCGCAAGTAATGGACTTTATTAAAATTAAGCGTGACATAAAAAGGGTGACTGGCGCAAATATTTCTGTAAGAGTAACTGATGAATTTATGGATGCAGTTAAAAAAGATACTACGTATCATCAGCGATGGCCTGTCGATTCAGACGATCCAGAAGTTCAAGATTATAATAGCGCAAGAGAAGTTTGGAATGCTTTAATTGAAGGTGCCCATGCCTCAGCAGAGCCTGGAGTGCTATTTTGGGATACAGCAACGCGAATGACACCGTCAGATGCATACACAGATGTAGGTTTTGGTTCTGTATCTACTAACCCTTGCGGCGAAATCATCTTATCGCCTTATGACAGTTGTCGATTAATGCTTATTAACTTAACTTCTTTTGTTTTAAAGCCGTGGTCTCAAGATGCAAAATTCGACTTAGGAAAGTTCAGAACTGTTGCAAGAAAAGCTCAACGTTTAATGGACGACATGATCGACTTGGAGATCAAACAAATTGATAAGATTTTAGCTAAGATTGATAATGACCCCGAGAATGATGATGTTAAATACTATGAACGAAATTTATGGCACACAATAAGACAGGTTGCGTTAAACGGCCGAAGAACTGGTTTGGGTATAACAGGTCTAGGCGATGCTATAGCAATGTTAGGTCAGCAATACGGATCTGAAGCAAGCATTGAAACTACAGAAAAAATATATAAATGGTTAGCACTTGCTTCATATGAAGAATCAATACAG